TAAACGAAACAAAAATGGCAGAGTCTAAATTTATTACGGTTGAGGATTTTAATAAATACTCTAAATATCTTTCTGAAGAAATCAAATCTATTAAAGAAGGTATGAATTCTTTAACAGAATCAGAGTCTACTAGTTCTCAATTAGGAACCCTAAAAGAATACACTGATTATTTAGCTAAGAAATTAGAGGAATCAATCGCATATTCTGAACACATTGCTGAAAAAGCAGACCAAGGTATTCAATATGCAGAAACACTTGCAGAGAAACTTGACCAAGGTATTCAATATTCTGAGCATATCGCTGAAAGCGTTGATGCAATCAAAAATTACACTAACTATTTAGCTGAATCTTATAATGAAGGTTCTACTTCTTACGAGAACTTAATTAAATATACTGAATATTTAAGAGAGAACTTAGAGAAAGTAACTGAATATGCTGAGTACGTTGCAGAAACTGTAAACTCTAACCTATTATTAGAAGACGAAGCGGGAATCCCAGCTGAAGACCTTAAAGATGATACTAAAGACGTTACTGTAGATGTTGTAGATGCTGATGGAAACGTTATTACTGGAAAACCAGAAGACGTTGAAAAAGATTTAGAACTTAAAGGTAAAGGTGATGCTGCCGGTGAAGAAATCAAAGAAGACGCAGGAATCCCAGCTGAAGACTTAAAAGATGGTACTAAAGATGTTACTGTAGACGTAGTAGATGCTGATGGAAACGTTATCACTGGAAAACCAGAAGACGTAGAAAAGAATTTAGACCTTAAAGGTTCTGGAGATGCTGCTGGTAAACAAGTTGACGCAATGGAGGCTTACAAAAATTCAATCACTTCTAAATTAGAAGCTATTGTTGAAAAGGTAAATGCTAAAAAAGCAGACAACCCAACATTCTTTAAATTTATCTCTGAAGAGAAAGTAAATGAATTTAATGCACTATCTACTGAAGATAAAACTAAAGTTGTAAGTGCTATTGAAGGTAGAGGTTACCTAACAGAAGGACAAATCTTAGCTCTATGGAATACTTCATTAAGTGGTACTGTAGAAACTAACAATACTCCTAATGTTATCAAATTAATGCCAACTGAATACCATGATACTTGGGGTAAATTATCTGAAGGTAAGAAAAACCAGATTATGGCTCAGTCTAAATATCACAAATTAGAAACAGCCTACCAAGTTGCAAACTTCTGGCAAACTAGAGACCTTAGAGAGGTTGCTCCAGTAATGGAAAAAATCGCTATGGTAAATGAATCAGCTACTGAAGATGTTCAAACTTTAGGTTATGATGCTGCTGAAATTGGTGCAGAAATTGCAAAAAGATTCAATAGATAATATGTTTTTTTAGGTTTTTTAAAAAAATCAAAAAAAACGTAGATATATAATACTATTAAAACAATTCGATGCTCAGTTAAGAAGCAAAAAACTGAAATTATATCGAAAACTCGTAAAATACGAAAAATATAAAACCATTAAAAAAAAATAAATTTACAAATGGCAAATTTAATTAATGAAGCAGAAATCAGAGCAACGTGGGCTCCGATTATCGAATCTGCGACAGGTATCAACGATGCAAGCAAATTAGCTTGGATGTCAGAATACTGTCACAACCACAAATTATACGAAGATGCTTCTCAAATGACTTTAGGTACTGCTGGTAACATTTTTGGTATGGGTGCTACAACTTTACCTGGAAATACTTTCTCAAATGGTATGTCTACTACAAAAGGTTCTGGTGATAAAGCTCCTTCTTTACTTCCTTTAGCAATGCAAGTTGCTGCTCAAACTATCGGTCTTGACTTAGTACCAGTAGTTCCTATGGCTGGTCCAATGGGATTATTATCTTACTTAGACTTTGTTTACGAAGGTGGTAAAATAGGTGGAACTACTGCTCCAACTTATGTAAAATGTAACCCAGTTGCTGGTACTTCTGACTTAGCTGCTGCTACTTCAGGTTCTCCTGCAGTTGCTGTATCTACAACTTATACTTACATTGGAAAATCTCGTATCGATGGTTATTCAATCTTTAAAGTAAATGGTAACCCAGTTGCTGCTAACGTTGCTGCCGATTTACTATTAGCTGTAAATGCTGTATTATCTCCTGATACTACTGGTACTATCTTAGATGTACAGTTAGTTAAAGCTTTAGAGGATCACGTTAGAGGATTCGCTGCTTCTAATGCTTCTGGTACTCCATTCTCAAGAGAAGCTGGAGAACAAACTCCAGACAAAATCATGGGTCTATCTTTATTCTCTAAATCAGTTACAGCTGAAACTTTCCAAGTTGCTGCTGCTGTTACAAGAGAGCAAGTTCAAGATTTAAAACAATTCGGAGTTGACGCTGTTGCTCAAGTTGAAGCTGTTTTAACTAATGAATTAACTCAAGGTATTAACCAATACATCTTAGGAAGAATCAGAACTTTAGGTGCTCTTAACGTTACTAGAGCGTTCAGTGCTAATGCATTTGACTTAGACTTACCTTTAGCTGCATCTTTATCAGGTGGAGAAACTTTACCTTCTATTCACAGAAGAATCCTTTCTCAAATCTTAGCTGCTGCTAACTTAATCGCTAACAGAGGTAGAAGAGGTGCTGGTAACTTCGCAGTATGTGGACCACAAACTGCTACAGTTTTACAATCAATCGCTGGTTTCGTTGCAAACCCAATGGCAAATACTTTCGCACAAGCTGCTGGAGCTATCTACCCATTAGGATCTGTTGCTGGAATTAACGTTTACACTGACCCTACAATGGACTGGAATGATTATTCAATCGCAGTTGGTAGAAAAGGAGACGGAAACGGACCTGGTATCGTATTCATGCCTTACTTAATGGCTGAATCAGTTCAGGCTATTGCTGAAGGAACTATGGCTCCTAAAGTAGCTGTTAAATCTAGATTCGCTCTAGTTGACGCAGGATTCCACCCTGAAACTCAATACGTTGAATTCAATGTAACTATCGATGGTAGTGCATCTGCTAACTTATTAACATTAGCTTAATATTTTATAAATTAGAACAAACATTCTAATATACTTAAAGGGAACTGAGAAATCAGTTCCCTTTTTTTGTGATATATAATCTATCAAACAAAATATATTAAAATATGAAAACATTTGAAAATTGGTATACTAATATACTTGAAGAGGTTGCAACTGCCCCTACTAAATCATTAGCTGGAGATGTTGATACGATTATAAGTTCATTAGATACTCTTGTTAAAGAATTAACAGAGGAATTAGATTCTCCTGAATTAAATACATTAAATGAAATTGACGGTGAAGGTCCAAGTAAAGTTTGGCAATGGATTTGGTGGATGCCAAAGGCCCGAAAAGCGCAACAAAAGGTTAACAAAATTAAATTAAATGTTACCGATATGGAAGCTGCCGCTGAAGATGCCAAAGACACAGACCAAAGGGCAAAAATTAATGCAAAAGCCACAATTGCTAAAGAACAGGCAGATCAACTTCAAAGTTTGGTTGACGATAAATATAATGCAAAAGGAGACCTGGTTAAAAAAGCTCTTCATAATGAAAAAATAATTGGGCAAATAGCATCTATTAAAAGAGCTACCGGACTAGAAGATGACCCAGAAAAGGTAGCATCTTATAAAGAAAAAATGGCTGAACTTCAAGCAAAATACAAAGAGGATCAGGCTGCAATTAAAGAATTAGAACCTTCTGAAGAAGAAAAAAATGCAGAAATTGAAAAAAAGAAAGAAGAGCAAAGGTTAGCAAAAGAAAAACAAGATAAATTAGACGCAGATGCTGAAGCGGCTAAGAATAAAAAAGAAGAGCCTAAAGAGGAACCAAAAGAAGAGCCAAAAGAAGAGCCTAAAGAGGAACCAAAAGAGGAACCAAAAGAAGAGCCTAAAGAGGAACCAAAAGAAGAGCCTAAAGAGGAACCAACTACAGATCCAAAGATAAAACAATTAGAGGATGACATTGCATCTAAAGAAAAAGAACTAGCAGATGCTGAGAAATCTCCGGACAAAAACAAAGAAGGTATTGATGTACTTAAAGGTGCAATTGCAGGTATGAAGAAAAATCTAGCAGCAAAAAAACAAAAAGCACAACCTCAAGAATCCCTAGTTAATAGAGCAAACGAAATTGGTTTAAATGAATTAGCCACTGAAATAGGTTCTAAATTCGATTGGCAATTAGATGAAGGAACTGCATTATATCAAAAGTATGACGCAATCATTAAAAAGGCAGAATACTCAAACTCTTTAAATGAGTCAAGATACCAAAATTTAAGTGTTAAAGATAGATTCTCTAGATTACTATAATTTCGAATTTTTTCGAGCAATATTTAAAAACTCCTTTTGTTGATTCAATAGGAGTTTTTTTACGTGTTCTTGAAAGGCAACTGAAGATTTTAGGATTCGACCATCCACTGTTTTACCACCAAGAGTATCGTGATAATCAGGATGAACAAAGTTCTCTGCATTAAAGTTATTTATATTTGACCGGATGGGTTCACCAGAAAGTGCACAAGTCCAATCAATTGTATCATAACTCTCGATTAGCTCTTCACTCTTCATAAGCTCCCCAGTCGACCAATCATAATAGTATCGGTCCTTCTTTGAATCGTTTTTATATTTACACAATTCAAAAATAATATGAAGGAACTGGTTAGATTGAGCCCTTTCTTTGATAAGTGGATTTTCTAATAGTAGTCGACGCTGTTGTCGAGAGAGACCTTCATAACATACACCATACCTATTCCTTGGGTAAGGTCCTCCAGTACGACGAATCTTTGGGTATTTGTTATTAAAAGCCATAAGATATTTATCTGAAACTTATAGACAGCTTCTTATATAATATCTATAAACTTAAACTTAAAAAATGATTCAAGCACTTTTTACAGAAAAATATCGTCCAAAGAATCTAGAAGACCTAATTCTTCCAGAGCGCGTAATGTCTAAATTTGAAAATGGACTAACCCAAAATATGTTATTAGCAGGTAGTCCCGGAACCGGTAAAACTTCAACTGCAAAAGCAATTGTTAATCAATTTGGATTACCGTATCTTTACATCAATGCATCTACCGATACTTCAGTTGAGGTAATTAGAACCCGAATCACTGACTTCTGTTCAACAATGTCAATCCTGGATGACCAAGGAAAATTTAAAGTGGTAATATTAGATGAGGTTGATGGTGTATCTGACCAATTCTTTAAAGCACTTCGTGCAACCATGGAACAGTTTGCAAGTAACTCTCGTTTTATTGCAACTTGTAACTATGTTAATAAAATTCCAGACCCAATTCTTTCACGTTTTGAAGTTATTAATTTTGACTTTGATAAATCTGAAGAGACTGAATTAACAAAAAAATACATTAGAAGAGTTTATGATATTTGTGGAAAAGAGGGAATGACAATTGAAAAATCTGCTCTAGTAGAATTTGTTAAAAGAAACTTTCCAGACTTAAGAAGCACTCTTAATAAATTACAAGGGTATAAAACTCAAGGAACCCAGAACATTACACTTGACGATGTTAAGAAATTCAATTCAGTCTATAAAGATATGTTTGACTTGATTTTTAATCAAATGGACCCAGTCACTAATTATAAATACATTGTTGGCGAATATTCAAATAGGGTGGATGATGTTTTACAGACGCTTGGCCAAGAATTTATCGAATACATACAAACAGAAAAACCACAAAACGCTCGACACATTCCACAAATTGCGATTTGTGTTGCAGAACACCAAGCTCAAAGAACCTTGGTAATAGACCCGGTTATTACGTTACTTTCATGTACGTATAAAATACAAGAAATTGTAAGAAATTAAAAAATAAATTGATAAAAGTTTTCCCGTGTCAAAACTTTTTATTATATTTACAAATAAATTATAGAACTATGAAACTAGGAAAACATACACTTATTATCGATGGAAATTATTTCGTACACAGCAGACTTTTTGTACTTCCACGTCCTAAAAAAGAACAACTACTAGGAGACAGAGATGGTCAAGAACAATTCATGCGCAAATTGTGTATTGACTTTGCATCTGAGGTCAGAAAAATGACTCCGTTCGTCGACCAAATCGTAGTTGCAGTTGATTCAAAATCATGGCGTAAAGACCTATTCCCAACTGCAGAATACAAAGGTACCAGAGTTGCTGATAGTTCAGTTAACTGGGAAAATGTATTTAATGTTTATACAGAGTTCCAAGATATTCTTGCAAAACAAGGTGTTATTATTCATAAAGTACCTGGCGCAGAAGCTGACGATATTTTATTCGGCTGGTCGACTCAATTAAACAATGAAGGTAAAAATTGTATTGTTTGGACTGGTGACCGTGACCTCATTCAATTGGTTAATTATAATGAAGCAACTGATGCCTACACATTATGGTACTATAATTCTAAACGTAAATTATTAGCATTCGAAGGTTTCGAAACTCTTATTAATAAACCTAATGAGGTAGAAATTTCTAATGATGACCTTTTATTTAACATGGGTTCTGCTGATGTACTTAATAACCAACTTAAAGATGATTTTATTAATTGGATTGCTAAAAATGGTGTAGAAATTGAAGAGATTAATTGTGATGATTTTATCTTCTCTAAAATCTTACAGGGTGACAAGAGTGATAACATCCAATCGGTAGTTTCATGGACTAAAAGAACAAGTACTGGTTCTATCAGAAACTATTCAATCACTGAAAAGCAGGCAATTCAAATCCTAGAAAAATATCGTGAAATTGAAGGTAACTTCCATATCGACCATTTCTTTTCAGAAGCACAAGTTAAAACTATAGTTGACATGATTCATGATGTTGTTGGTAAATCTACAATTGAGGAAATCAGATTGCGATTCAACCAAAATCTTGACTTAATGTTATTGCACTATAACACGATACCTGGTGGTATACAAAAAGCAATATATAATGAAATTGAGAAAGATTTTAAAGTTGAAACAAGATTGGCCGGATTAACTCAGATGGAAAAGATATTGGAAGGAACCCAGTGGAATTCTAAAGCCGCTTCCGGAAGTGGAGCACCAAAGAGTTTTGACCCATTTGCAACTCTTCAGCTTGACAAAATGTCTCAACAACCAGAAACTAAAAAAATAAACACATTATTTTAATGACCAACGAGGATATTTTAACAGAATTATTAATTGAAGCCCACGAAGAGGGTATTTTTGAAAAGGTTCTAGCTGAGGTAAACAAACTCAAACAAACCCATATAATAACAAACCACAATAGACTTGAACTTTTTGAAAAAGCAGTAAAAAATGTTAGACGAAACAAAACTATTTGATTTTATAAAAATCCTATTCACTAAACCGGCTGAATATAAAAAAATAAGCAATCACAACAAGAAGCGACATCATTTCATGATTAATCGCTTCTTTTCGATTCAATACCCAGCAAATGCTCAATTATTTAATAAGAATGGGATTAATCCACTTGCAGTAATTGATAGTTGGTCTCTTGTTGCTGCCAGGTTTAAAAGTGTTCCGGGCTGGATTTACACTAAGACCAAAAAGCCCGAAAAAGAAGCAACTTCTAAAAGCAAATATATACCATCAGAAGAGGCCATCACATTCTTTATGGAAAGAAATGAAATTGGCAAAAGAGAATTTAAAGAACTTGAAAAATTTGCTAAAGAAGACCTTTATGCCTCACTTCAGAGGATAGAGAATTCGATGCAGGTATACTAAACCGACTATGCAACAATTTGAATTTAGTTCGATGCCAACGGCAATCGACGTTACCTTGTACAAATATAATTATATTGACAACAAATTATGGGCTCAAATCCAGAACGATATTGATTTTATCGAGCTTGGAAATGATTCTATAATGGTATCGTCATCTCAATTAAAATTTGTACTTGATACATATTATCAGAATTCTATTAATAGACTGAAATCAGTTGGTTCTGATTTTATTCATAAAGAAATTAACACGGTGTTTTTCTTGTATCAAATATTGATTGAGATGGAAAATCTACAGTACATTAAATTAACACTTAATAAAGATAAAAAGTATACCAGAATTATTGAAAACGACGGTGTAAGAATGATTCAATTTAGTTTTAAATTACTAACTGCGACTCTAAGACTTTACGATTTGTATGAAGATGATGAACTTCCATTAGTTAATCAAATTCTAGAAGAGCTTGAAATCCTGGAAGATGGAAACCACTACTCTAGACTTAGTGCAAAAGACCTTTACAATACAATACTTTTTTATCTTGAGGAAAAGGACCCAGAGGATTCAGAAGCTGGAATAGTTACCGACATCTTGGACATACTTGAATCTAAAATTGAGAAAGAGGACCCATTACTCCTATTGATTACCGACTACTAATATTTTTTGAATATATAAAGAAAAACGTTTAACTATGAATTTCTTTAATAATTTCGGTAAAAGAGAAGCACTAATCTACATTATTGTAGCCCTTTGGGTAGGAATGGGACTTTTTGGAGCCTTTAGAGAGGCTAGTTTTACGGACCTTTCAATATATTTCGGATCCCTAACAGCCTATGCTGCAACTTATATATGGGCTGAAGCCAAAAGACCAAGCACAAAATCTGCAATTCTTAAGAAAGGACCAAATTCACGAAAAGAGGTAATGATATATGTTATTGTTATTCTTTGGACTATTGCAGGATGTGGAGCCATTTGGTTTAAGGCAAACTTAGGAGAACTTGCACTTTATTTTGTATCATTAACTGGATTTGTAGCATCTTGGCTTGCTGGAGAGGTTTATAATCCACAAGATGAGGTAAATAAAAATAGAGAACAATAATGGTAACCAATTATACTGCAAATGAATACGGAGATTTTTTCGTAGCTTCCATCCAACAACCATACCATAACGTAATTCACATACTTGACTGGGATATCGTGGTAGGTCTTAAAAAACCTAGCATGACTGGTAATGTAACTGCTTCAAGTGGTTCAACTCATATTTTTGGATATGGAACTCAATTTAATACATCATTTGCTTCTGGAGATTCTATAATTGTTGGTAATATTACATACGAAATCGATGTTGTTATCAGCAATACGGAATTATCAGTAATCGAACCAATTCAATATAGTTTTACAAGTGCTAAATATTATACAACACCCGATGAGGTAAGCTTTTTTGACTATGAATTTAGATGGTCCAATACTGGTGGAGTTTTTTCTGAATTTGCAGAACTTAATCACGGAACCAACCCTGAAGATATTCAAGGAATCACATTTGACCATACAAAACCTCTTTATATTGATGTTAAAGCCGAAGTTGCTGGACTGGCAACCGGAAATACTCTAACATTTCTTTCAATAGAATTTACAATTGAGACCGAGGCAGGAATTATTGAATCTTGTCCGAATTTCTGTACTGATTGTACTGACCCATTTGCAATGAATGGATGCGCAAACATTCAAGTTACATGTAATCCTTCAAATCAATTTAATCCATACGCTCTTACGAAATCGGTTAAAATATACAAACAACTGGTTAATATCGTCAATGGTATATTTGGACATGAAGTTACCTACTTTAAAACAGAGCCCGACGCAAGAACTACCGATGTTATTCTTATGGAATATTCATTACATAATGTAACCGACAAGCAAACAATAAAGATACTTGTTCCAGATAATGAATTCCCGACAGAAGCGCATACTTATGATATATTTGGAATTGAATTAGCAGATTTTGAAATTCATATAACTGCTGAGGAATTTGAAACTCATTTTGGTGCCGGAAAATATCCAAGAAACAAGGACTACATGTACATTCCAATCATTAATAAAATGTATGAGATTAGTTCAGTAGCCCTAGCCGATGAATTTAATAGAAGTCACTCATATTGGAAAGTTAAACTAGTTAAATATCAAGACCGCGGAGATGTTCTTAAAGGACAATTCGACGACGATACTGATGTGTTAATAACTGGAATTGAAGAGGTATTTGGAGAGAGAATTCAAGACGAATACAAAAAGAATCTTAAACCAGAACAATATCAAACGGTGGTTGATAAACACGAGGATGGAATCCGTACCTTTGTGGATAGAAAACTGCGAATCGCTGATTATGCCCTAAAAAATAGATGGACAGTTGTAAGCAAAAACTACTACAACTTTTTAAATATGACAACAGGAGATTCTGCTGTAGTTTATGAAGCACAATCTGAACTTAATACTGGAAACGGTATGGCATTCACTTCATGGTTTGCACCAAAATTTACGGTTGATTCAATTTTAGATTACAGATTAATTGGAGACACCAATAATACATTTGAAATAACAATAAGCAATACTGAATTGATTGTTACAACACCACAGGGAGTACAAACATTTACACATGGAATAACATTCAACCCTGCAAAATGGTATGGTTATGTTGTTAATATCAACAATGAATTCCTTCAATTATCTGCATCAATCTATAGTCTTGATATATCAAACAACACAATGCTTCCTCAAAATGCGGTAAGTAATTTAACGAATGAATTTACCCAAACATTAACCCAAACTGAAGAACTTATATGGTCTTCTCAGGCAAAATTTGAATTAATTGCAAATGAAATGCACATGACAAATATTAGAGTATTTGATACTCCTATTGAATTTGAGCAGCATTCAAATGTTTTAAATCAATATGTCGTAAGAGATAACCAACATGCAATTATTATCGATAATGCGATTCCAAGCATAGGATTCCAAAAATATGCCAACGCTCGTTAATTTCGATATATAATTTAATTAAACAAATTTATATGTCAGAAAATAAAAGTATCAGAGACCAAGCAGAAGATATTAGAAAGGACCTCGATGAATTAATCGGTGCAGGAAGTGGAGAAATATCTGAAGTAATTGAAACTGATGTAGAACTTCCAGCAAGGAGACCACAAACACATGTGTCCTTTGCTGAACTTAAAGAGAGCTCTACTAAAAAGGCCAAGAAAACCATTACAGCCCTAATGAAGTTTTACTTGGATGAAGATATTATTGAAAGGGACGAATACATTCAAGCAAAAAAGAAGATGGACGAAATGACAATGAGTTCATTAGTCTATCAACTTCAAGCTGGAGAAAGGGCACTTACAACTCTACTTGACGCTATTGAAGATGGTGAAGTTGCTCCGAGAATGTTTGAAGTACTTGCAACACTACAAAAATCAATGCTTGATATTATCAAATCTCAAACAATGTATTTAATGGCAACTGAAGAGAGCGCCAAAAGAATTGCTAGAGATATTGAAATATACAGAAAGCGAGATAACATCAGAGAAATAGAAGTTTCAGGTGGAGACCCAGGTTCTGGAAATGTTCAAAGAGGTACTAAAGACCTAATGAGAATGATTCGAGAGGGTATTGATGCTGCCGAAACGGACGTTGAAGATGTTGAAATAACAGAATAATATGGCAAACGAAGGATACGTTGGAGACAACAAATGGATCCCAGCAGGAGATTCTGAAAAGGATTCACAAAAACTAGTATGGTCAACCAAAATTATTAATGATTTAACGGTTGCCTTAGACAAGGGTTATAGACCCCAGGTCAGCATGCCTTTTTACGAAGGTAAACAATTCTTAAGAAGAGGTAATATTGTATTTGAATATACCGAAGAAGAACTTAAAGAAATTGCAAAGTGTGCAAATGATATTGTTTACTTTGCAGAAAAATATGCGGTTGTAATGACCGATAATGGTATTCAACAAGTAAAACTGCGTGAATATCAAAAAGACCTATTGAGAGACTTTCAAAACAATAGATTTAATATTGTTTTGGCATCCAGACAGATGGGTAAAACCGTAACTGCCAGTATTTTTAATGCATGGTACCTTACATTTAATTATGACAAGACCACCTTACTTCTTGCAAATAAATCTGAATCAACAAAAGAGATTATTGACAAGGCAAAAGTTGTAATTGAAAATCTTCCATTCTTTATGAAGCCGGGAATTATCAAATATGACGTAATGAACGTAAGAGCTGATAATGGTTGTAGATTAGTTGGTCAGTCAACTACTGCAAAGTCAGGTATTGGTTTTACTATTCACAATTTATATCTTGATGAGTTTGCCCACGTTCACCCAACGATTGTAAACTCATTCTATGAAAACGTTTACCCTACACTTTCTGCGTCTAAAATTTCGAGAATCAATATTACTTCTACTCCAAATGGATTTAATAAGTTCTATGAGATTTATGCTGATGCTGAAAAGGGACTTAATGAATATAAAGCAACCCGAATAGATTGGTGGCAACATCCTGACAGGGACGATGCTTGGTATAAAAGAGAACTTGGAAACTTAGGTTCCGAGGATGCTTTCAATAGACAATATGGAAATGAGTTTACCAGCTCATCCAGTTTGTTATTAAGTCCAGGTACAATGAAAAATATCAGAAAAAATGCCAAGAAATTTGTTTGGCATGATATTGAAGAGTTTGAAAATGCACATATCGATACTCAAGGGTACCTTTCATTTGACCCAGATTTTGATATCGAAGAAGCCGGAAATGAAGAGAAATACTATATGTTCTCAGTTGATATTGCAGAAGGGAATGGAGGAGACTACTCGGTTATAAATATGTTTGAGGTCGAACCACTCCCCGATAAAGATATTGAAAACTATATCAATCCTGGGGCGATGTATGATTTCTTTAGAATTAATCAGGTTGGAGTATTCAGGAGCAATGAGCATCCAATTGAAGATTTTGCAAAAATCTTATACATATTGGCCTTAGAAGTATTCAATGCAGAAAACGTTAAATTGATTATTGAATTTAATACTTATGGAAGTATCTTATTACAGTACCTTTCAACGGTTTTCCCAGGTCGAAATGAATTTGAAGATGAAATGGTTTTAAGATTTAAACATCGACATGATGCAAAAGCACCAAAGCCTGGAATTCGACTTAAATCTGACAATAAATCAGTGTTTTGTCAAAACTTTAAAAAGTTTATTGAAATAAATCGTGTTAAAATAAACGACGTTCAAACAGTCCAAGAGGCCAGTCTTTTTGGAATTGTTAAAAATGGAAGTTATGGAGCCCAAATGGGAAATGATGATACGATCATGACGTGTATTACTGCAACCGAATTTTTTACAACAGTCGATTACGCCGATTACATTGAAGAGCTATTAGATATTATAGAACCTGAAAAGCATTCTCTTATGGAAAAGATATTATATAATAATAATGAAACAAGTGGAGACCTTCAGTATGATATTTATGACTTGTTGGGATAAAATCCAGTTTAATTTAGATATATAATAAAAGAAAAAAAATACACTTAAAATTATGGCACTAAGTCCGCAATTATTAAATTTTAAGAGCTCAGGAGTTTATAGACTTGAGTTTGATAAATCTCAAACGGCAAATATTAACGTTGAGACTCTTAGATTAATGGTAGGTCACTCTAAAAAAGGTCCTTATAACACACCAGTTTTGATTGATTCAGTTGAAACTCTTACAAATGTGTTTGGAAACATTGATAAAAGTTTAGAAAAAAAGGGAATGTTTTTCCACAGATCTTGTATCGAAGCTCTTTCAAGAGGTCCGATTTTAGCCCTAAATCTTGAGCAATTTGAACAAGCAGATATTACATCATACCAAAGTTTAGTAACTAATGGTAGTGTAGATAGCCTAAATGCAAATGGAAATACTGACGAGTACTCAAAATTCTTCGATAACGATAAATTTATGGTTCCTTCAGATTCTGCAGTATTAGCAACTATCGGTCCTGATAATGATCGTGTTTTAAATTTTGTTAACATCAAACAAGATTCAATTACAATTATTGTAAGACAGGCTCAAGACGTTAAAGAATTTGACCTAACTGCAAGAGAATGGTATGGAGTTGGAAACGTTCCAGAATACTTAAATGACTTTGACAAAATGTCAGACTTCATGGTTGATATATTCGTATTCAAAGGAGAATTCGATGCTGCAGCAATGGCAAATGACCCAATCTATTCTGCATACTTTACAACAGAAGGTTTAGATAAAACAAAACTTGCACAATTTGCAAACTTAAGACAAGTTAGCTTAGTTGCTCAATACACTGGTTCTATCTTACCAGGATTTAAAGACCTTGAAGGTAGAAACTTATACATTGAATCAATTGTTAATGCAGAGGCTAGAAGAACTGGTTTATTCTGTGCTGTTAATGAGGATGCTGTTATGGATGAACAAGGAACTAAAGTTGATTTTGTAGGACATATCCATGAAAATGCTCAAGATTACGAAATGTTATCTCATTATGTTCCTGCCCCTGATAGACAAATTGATTACGATTTTACAGCAAACAGTGGTACAATTGGAACTAACGCAACTTTAGGTTTTTCAAATTTCACTGTAACTTATGCAACAGGAGATGAACCTACAGTATTCCCAATTACAATTGGACAATATGTTGATGCCGATACAGTTAATAGACTTGCAAAAGTTACAAGAGTTGCAAAAGCAATCGATGGTGGAAATACTATCTTTACAGTTTATACTGATGTAGAACCTGCGTACGCTGGTAGAATTATTTTATCATACGAAGCAGCTTCAACAGTTTATAGAACTTTTGTATTGCAAAAAGCGTCTATAACTGGAAAAGAAATTAGCGACTATTTATCAGTTCTTTCTGGTGGTAATGGAATCTATGATGCCCTAATCGACAAAGACATTATCGATTTTAGATATGTTGTAGATACTTTTACATCCTTTGATGTGAATGGATTAAATAACAAACGTAACCTTTCTCAATTAGCTAAAGACAGACAAAATGCTGCCGCAATTTTAAATGCGCCAACAATTGAAGACTTTAAAAAATCTACAGACCCATCATTTACTGATGAGAACCTAGCTTTTGATACGGCTTATATCGCATCGGGTGGTAATCAAGATAAAAACCCTACTAAAATATATGCTCTACCAAGCATTAATGAAGGTGCAAATTACGCATTCTACTACGGACCTGGTTTAATCGTAAGCGACAATGGAAAAGACATTATTGTTCCTCCAGCTGCTTATGTTTCTAACAATTACATCGACAAATATACGAATGCCCTTCCATGGTCAATCGTTGCTGGACCAAGACGTGGAGTTGTAGCAGGTACAAACGTTAAAGGAGTTGAATATGCATTCGATAAAAATGATAGAGATATTTTAGAGCCATTTGGTTACAATCCAATTGTATTCCAAAGAGGAACTGGTTTAACTATCTTAGGTAATAAAACTGCTCAACAATCTATTAAATCTGCACTTTCTTCTGCTCACGTAAGAGAGGTACTTATTTACATTCAAGATGGTATGGCTGATATTCTTAAAGATTACGTATTTGAATTTAACACGACTCAAACAAGACTTGAAATCAAGACCCTTGCAGATTCATTCTTACAAAGCGTTAAACAAGATCAGGGTGTTTATGAGTTCAAAAACGTTATGGACACTACGAATAACACTAATGAGGTTATCGACAACAATATGGGTATTATTGATACTTACGTAGAACCTGTTAAAGGTTTAGAGATTGTAGTTCACAGAACAACAATTTTAAATACTGGAGAAATTCAATCTGGTAACCTATAATCGTGATATATAAAAAAATAAAAATTAATTAACATGGGATTACCACACTATAGTCAAGACCAAACGTCTAGAAAAGGTAGAAATTTTGAACCAATCCAGCCTAACCTGTTTGAAGTTACTGTACTTCCACCAGCTGGTGTTGCGGATGCTCCACTACTTTTACAGCACGTTAATTCTATCTCAGGATTAGAATTGTACAAAGAAATTGCTGCAGTAGAACAAAAATACAAATGGGTTACTAGATCGTTCGCTGGTATGCCTGATGGAACTGCGGTTGATGTTACCATTAACTTCTCATTAAACTTAAATGAAGCAAACCAAGCTTACCTTTACAAATCAATGAGACAATGGTATAACTTAAGATACGACCCGAACAACGGTACAATGGGTCTTAAAAAAGATTACGTAGGTACTATTGTTATCGTACAGTTCAACAGAGCTGGGGATATTTATAGAACAGTAACTTTAGAAGACTGTCAAATTACTTCAGGTTTAGGTTTCACTAACGAATTAAGTTACGAATCTAAAGATCCGGCTGCATTAGAAGTAGCATTCAGATGTGATGCTTGGAAAGAAGTTTTAGCATAATTATTTAAAGAAGTATAGGGAATAGTTGAATGTTCCCTATATTTTTTTGAAACAAAAACATAATATAATGATAATATAATATATTGATGGATAAACTAACTAAGAAGTTACAGGTCCTATTATCAGAAGATGAAGTAACTTTAATTAATCGAATAATACTTAGTGAGGCTATCGAAACTGGGCAAAGACCAATTTCAATTTCAGCATTTATTAGAGATGTTATAAGGACCGAAATAGATAAGCGATCAGACGAAATCAAATCATTTAATAAAATTGATATTAAAAAACTTAAAAACAAATAATTTATGAGTACAGAAAACGATTCAAATCTAGAAGAACAATATAAAAATATGGTTCAATCAGTAGAAAATCAAGAGGTTCAGGAACCAGAAGTTCAGGAACCAGTACAAGAAAAACCCTTAAATCTAGGAAAGGTTAACATGGAGAGATTTACTGGAGAAAGAGCAGAAGATGCCGATTTCCACTTAGGTTACCATGATATTCCATTACTTTCCTTGCCTTCAGGAGGTATGTTTTACCCAGAAGGTACCCAAATTTCAATACGTTCTGCTAAAGTTGCAGAAGTTAGACATTTTTCAACAATTGATGAAACTAACGTTTTAGATATTGACGAAAAATTAAACACAATTGTAGATTCATGTACAAGAATTACATGTACATCAAAACGTTTATCTTATAAAGACCTTTTAGAAGAGGACCGTTTTTACATTATCCTTTCAATTAGAGACCTAACTTTTCCAGAGCCAGAATCAAGTTTAAAAATCGAGCACACTAGCAAAAAAGGTGAAAAGCACGACATTGAAATTAAAAAAGACTATTTTCAATACTTTAAAATTCCAACAGAACTTGATAAGTATTATGACTCTGAATCAAAATCATTCCTAGTTGAAACACGTTCTTTTGGTACTATTGAAATGAAACCGCCTGTTATCGGTGTTATGCAGAAAATTACTGCATATATTAAAGAGAAACAGCAAAAAGGACTTAAAGTTGACCAATCAGTTCTTCAAATTATTCCATACCTACATAAGGATTGGAGAACTTTTAATGACAAAACAATTTTTGAATTTGAAATTGAATTAAACGGGTGGACTAACAAAAAATACAATCTAGTTTATACATTGGCTGAAAAAATGAAAGTAGGAATTCAACCAAATATGCTAGTACAATTAGGGGACGAGGAGGAAGAGGTTCCCATCAGTTTTCGCGACGGAATCAAATCTCTTTTCATTGTTCAAGATATCGCTGGAGAACTTCTTTAAGACGAAGTTTCACATATATCTTAAACTCCATATACAACCATCAGAGCTTGAGAGCATGGAATACTATGAATTCCATTATCTTGTTAAAGACTTGATAGACCATATTAAGGAGGAGAATAAACAAAACCAAGGTCAAAATGATGCGACCGCAGGGGTTATGGGTAACATGAAAATGCCAAACCTAAAAATGCCAAACATCAGTATGCCGAAAATGTAAACAAAGGGTCCCTAATCGGACCCTTTTTTATTTGGATATATAACAAAGATAAGGCTTATCTTAAAAAAATCTACAATAGGTGACTCAAAGCAATAAACAAATTGGATTACTAACAAGCCCGTTAAATAAAATTCAAGAAGCTACTGAAGCAACTACAGCGGTTCTTAATAGAATTGCTGAAGTTGTTCTTAATGGAGCGAATAGTAAATCAGGAGATAGCACTTCAGATGAGCTTAAAAAGCAAACAACAATTCTTTCTGATATTCGAAGTATTATGAGAGAGCAAAATAAATTAATAGCAAAAGGTGCTAGCTCTAAAGCAGGTGCTGGAGGAGGAATGTTTTCACCGATGTCGGCTAAAGATGTTGGATTAACAGCCCTAATGATAGTTGGAGTTGCTGGTGCAATTGTTGGAGCTGCTGCATTATTTACATTAGTTCCAGTTATAACGATACCTCAATTACTTACAGTATTGGCAGTTGCAGGTATTTTTGCACTTATTGCACCTACATTTGTTAAAATTGCGGAAGTACTTAGTGGAAATAAAGACCTTGCTGGAAATGGAAAGGGAGGAGACCCAAGTAATCCAAAATCTATGTTTGCACTTGCCGGAGCCACTGCACTTGCAATGGCAGGAATTGCAATATCTATAGTATTAAGTGGAGCAATATTCACCTTGATGCCGGTTATTAGTGGCGGTCAATTCTTAACTGCATTGGCAATTGCACTTATAATGATTCCAGCCGCATTCGCATATTCAATGATTCTTAAAGCAACCAAAGATATTAAGAAAGAACAATTAATATTTGCTGCCGCCGCAATCCCATTAATGGCACTTGGTATTGTTGCAGCCGCTCTTGCATTTATGTTACTACCAACAAGCGGACTAGTTGCGCCAGATCCTATTTGGGTCTTAAAATCAGCATTTGCGATTGGGCTATTTGCAGTTGGATTCTATTTTATTATGAAAGCAATTAAAGGTGCTACTGCAAAAGAACTACTTTTTGGAGCACTTGCAATTCCATTAATGGCTGTTGCTCTTGTAGCAATTTCAATTATATTTATGGCGATGCCAAATGACCCACCAGCCCCAGACCCTATATGGACCCTTAAATCTGCTCTTGCAATTGGACTATTTGGAGTTGGTTTCTATTTTATTATGAAAGCAATTAAAGGAGCCTCTCTTAGAGACATTATATTTGGAGCAATTGCAATTCCAATTATGGCAATTGGTATTGTTTTAACGGCTTATATTTTTATGGCGCTTCCACAAGGAGATAATTTAATGGCTCCTGACCCATTATGGGTACTAAAGGCTGGATTTGCCATGTTAATTTTTGCAATTCCATTTTATATAATTTCAAAAGCAATCAAAGGAATGAGCCTTAAAGAAATGTTATTTATGGCATTTGCAATTCCAATTATTGCATTTGGAGTTCTTGCTACCGCTTGGATTTTCCAAGGACTTGCTGGAATTCAATTTGTAGCACCAGAACCACAATGGAGTCTTAAAGCAGCTCTTGCTGTTGTCTTATTTGGAGCAATGATGTATCTTTCAAGTAAAACTATTGGAAAACTGAGTATGGGTGATATGCTTAAAGCACTATTAGGTGTTGTAGTTGCATCATTTGCGGTAATCGCAGTTGCATGGTTATTCTCATTGTTACCAAGTACATTTACAGCACCGCCTTTAGAATGGACCCTAGCCGCCGCAGTTGCAATTGGAGCGTTTGCCCTAGTTATATCGGCAGTTGGTTTAGCAGTACAAGTATTGACACCAGCAACACTTCTCTTAGGAGCATTAGGTATTATAGTAATTGCAATCACAATCGTGGCAGTTGGTTGGATTCTTTCCTTATTAGAACCAGCGATGCCGGCTCTTAAATCGGTTGCTAGTGGATTTGTTGATATTGTAATGGCACCGGTAAATGGAATTATTGATGCATTTGCCAGATTTAAAAATGAGATTGGAGTTGAAAACTTAATCCCTCTTGCAGTTGGTGTTGCCGCTTTAGGAGGAGCTTGGTTAATATTTTCTGCCGCAGTAGCAGGTGGAAGTGTTGCAGGACTACTTGGTTCGGCAGCCGGAGCAGTTGGAGCAATCTTTGATGGTATTGCCTCTCTTTTTGGAGGAGATACTCCATCACCATTGGATATATTAAAAGAACTTGCAGTACTTGGACCTCAAATACAAACACTTGCAGCACCACTTACCGCAGTTGGTACTGGATTTGCTCTTATTAATAGAAGTGCGGCTGGAGTTTCCAAAGCATTCGAAAGTGTTACGAAATTCGTTGAAGATACTGATGTTGATGATATGACAGCAAACGCAAAATCATTAAGTAGTATTGCGAACTCTTATGTTAAAATTTCAAATGCAAGTAGAACCCTAAATGTGAAAGCAATTGAAACTACTACAAATATGTTTAAAGCACTTACGGATCTTGCAAAGAATAATGGACAATCTGCAATGGGAATCTTAGCCGATAAATTACTTGTTGCGGTTAAAGAACTTACCGCGGCTGCCGGAAATCTTGAAGATAGTGTTGCAAAACAAGGTGATGCAACTAGTGGAATTGGAGATGCCGTTTCTGGAGCACTTAGTTCAGTTAAAGAAACTGTTACTAACGTTAAGAAAGATGTAAGTGCAATGACTGCTGACGCAAAAGGAGTTATGGACATTCAACCACTTATTGATGCTATTAAAGCTCTAGAAGATCGTTTCGATACATTTATTACTGTTAAAATTAAACAAGAATAAACAAACACAACATTTTTTATATAATATTTAAGTTCTTTGAAAGGGGTTAAATAAAAACTATAAATTATGATAGAACAAATTTTAGCATTTGTTTTAGGTGCTGGTTCAGTTTTCCTTATTTGGGGAGTTGTGTTAGCGTTTAGGACATCAAGAAAATTAAAAGGGGTACAAGAAGAGTTATCAAACATATACGAGCAAATTAATCAAAATGATGAATTATTAAATCGTAGAATTGACCAAGAAATTAATAGAACTGACGAATTATACAGGGATTCTATTAAGCATACTGATTCTAGAGTCGACAAATTAGACTCAAAATTCAATAATATTAGAGAATTGATAGACGACATAACAGGTCTTACAATTAAAAAATAAATCAAATCCCCTTTCAAACAACTTTAAACTTTTAAAAACTTTAAATATGAAATACCTTTATTTTAGTGCGCCATGGTGCGGACCTTGTAAACAATTAGCACCAAAAATGGAATTGGTTGCTGAAGCAGTAGCTGTTGAAAAAATCTTAGTAGATTCAGACACAGAAACAACTGAAAAGTATGGAATTCGAAATATTCCAACTGTAGTATTAATTGATGAGAATGGGGTTGAGCTTGAAAGAATCGTAGGAGCTCATCCAGTTGAATTCTATCTTGAAAAATTTGAAAATCATGCTAACTAAAGAAAAAATAGTTGAAAGGCTATTAGAAGAGAAACGTATAACCACCGAAGAGGCCGTTATCCTATTAAAAGGTGAAGATTTTAATGGAATAAGATACGTTCCAGTCCCAACTCCAAGTACAAATCCATGGATTGGTCCAGGACCTAGTCAACCATATCAACCATATACAGCACCAAGTACACCAATTAATCCAATGTACCCTCACTGTGATTGGACTGTGCGACCAGAAACTATGCCATACTATGGAAGTTGGCCGTCACATACAGGAACTACAAATCCTAATAATTTCGCACATACTACAAACGAAAACTATTGTGCTAAATAAAAAAGCCAGGGTTATTTACCCTGGCCTTTGTACGGTTTTTTGTATTTTTGAGCTCCTTTATTCTTAGTACTTTTAGTTTTAGAATGAACCCCTTTTCTCTTCTTTTTTGGAGTTGCTTGGAAAGCCCCACCTGTAGTTGCTTTTGCCATAATGTATGGATATTTTTAGTTTAGATTATTTATCTAAACTTTCTAAAAAAATACATTGAAAAAGTTTTACCGCGTCAGATTTTTTGTTTATATTTACACTATAATTAAAATATATAGAATATGAAGAAAATTAAACTATACGAACAATTTATAGAGGAGAGAAGTGGAGAGCTTTTTAATCCTAAGAAAAACAAACCCGTTGTTGTAGCACCAACTAAAGATACAGAATTAGAAAAGGAATTTTTTAATCTTATTAGTACAGCCTATGCCGAGATTGGAGGACATATCAAGGTCCAATCACCTAGTGATGTATTTAAAGACCCTGATTGGAACTATTGGGAGGGAGTAGATATTCACGGTACCAATGATTTTGATGTTATCATGTTTGGTGAAAAAACTCGATTTGGACTTAAATTCTCAGGAGTTGGCCATGATGGAACCAAAGATGCTAAAAGAAACTACATGGACAACCGTGGACAAGAACTTAAAAAACTTGGGTACTACATAGAAGTTTCTGGTAAAATTGCCGAAATCTTAATTAATAAGTACCAAGTGCCGATTGTAACCGACCAGGCTGAAGTAGAAAAGGTATTGGGTAAAAAAGTAGATTGGATTGGAAACCTAGACGGTGGAACCGGTGGAGGTTGGTATAGTAGAACTATTGGAGGCGGAGCCCATGAAAAGATAATGTTAGGTAGACCAAAAGTATAATATATGAAAGCAATATTTTTACACGGTCTTGAAAGCAACCCAAAAAGCGAAAAGTCAAAGTTCTTAGCAAAGTTTGATGCCGAATGTCCACCAATGGATTATAAGCAACCTGGATTATTCAATGAAATCTTAACAAAGATACAAAATGACAGACCAGACGTTTTAATTGGAAGTTCAATGGGAGGATGGTTTGCATATTGTCTTTCAACAATCACTGGAATTCCAACAATTCTTTTTAACCCAGCAGTACATAGCCGTTCAATGGAACCAGCAGTACAGATTGGAAGTATGAAGGCAAATCATACCGTTATTCTTGGAAAGAAAGATGAGTTAATTAAACCTGAAGAGACACTTGAATGGATTAAAAAGAATCCAGGAAATTTCAATGTTCACTTTGAAAGTAATGGACATCAAACACCAATAAACATATTTAAGAAATATGTCCTAAATTCTGGCTATCTTAATGAAATGCAACGAATTAAAATGTTTGAGGAATTCCAAAACTTAGATTAAAAAACTTTAACATAATTTTAACACTCCAGATTTTACCGTCTGGAGTTTTTTGTTTATATTTACACTATAATTAAAACAAAAACATTATGACAATTATTTTTCAAAAGTTAGGTTTTAACGTTTCTAATTCAGGTATTTTATGTACCACAAATAGATTTGCCCGTTTTATTGCAAATATGGCAGTCAGAGAAGGACGATTAATGTTATTATGTAAAGATGTTTATTCAAAAAATATAAGATAATGAGCTCACTAATACAAATTAAAATAGGAGAAAAGGTACTTTATGAAGATGGTCGAATCGGAAAGCTGGTTGACATGAGGTTAGTGCCTAATGGTTCAACTAAGACTGAATTGGTAGTTATTCTATTCGTTGAAATGGATGGTCGAAATGGAAAGACGGTTATGAGTGCAACATCGAATCGATTCAAACTCGCACCAGAAGAAACTTACGATGAATTTTACCCATCGGTTCATGTAATCCGAATGTCGGACGAAATATGCATTAAAGAATATAAGGAAGGTTATAGATAATGGACGAAAAGAAAAAATTGAAAAAAATAAACTTCACGTTAGAGGAATGGTTTGACGCCTTAAAGGTGCCGACTCCTCATCGTAATAAAAAGAAGTATTATAAGAAAACAAAGCACAAAGGTAAATCTGAGGATTGCTAAAACTTTAACATAATTTTAACACTTTAGATTTTACCGATTCAAATAATTGTATTATATTTACATATCTAATTAAAACAAAGAAATATGACGACATTTAAGTTCAATACAGTATCAGAAGCAATAGGTCAATTAAGTCACTTAGGCTGTAATGACTACGAATTCACTAATACAAAAGCACAAATCACCGTAACTGGTCTTAATGGCAAAAAGAAAATAGCAAAAGCAATAATTAAAAAATAATTTAAAACTTAATAAAAATGGCAGCACAAAAATTCCAATACGGAGACAGAGCATATGTAAATGCAAAACACACTCAATACGACGCAAAAAACTATGGAGTGCATGAAGGAATGGAAGTAATTACTGGAGGTAATGCATACAACGGTTATTACAATGTAAAATTACCTTCTGGGAAATCAATTCAAATGGCATCATCTGCTTTGGATAAAATTCCATCAAGAACTAAAATGCAACAATTTAGAGAGCAAATCGAAAAGGCAGAAGCAAAGATTGAGGCTACTCAAGCATTTATTGCAGAGATTAACATGAAAATGTTATTTATGTCTGAAGTTAATTCTGATGAATTCGACGAAAACGAATTTAAAGCATACCAAACTTTGACCCTAATTGAAAACACTTCAATGTCAAAATTGGAAAAAGCCAGAGCAATCGCATCATTAATCGCTAAATAAGACATGGAAAAACTAGCAAACTTAAAATGGTACTTTGCACTTCCAATATGGTATGCAATAACAACAACATCAACATTTGTAATATGGTTTGGACTTTCTCAAGCAATGGGAGGACCTGAAGATGTATTCACAAATCCAGTAACATCACTTAAGTTTGCTAGTTTAATGGCAATTCCATTTACTGCAATGGCCATGCTCATGACTAGTATGTCTAATAAATCTCAAAAGTTTTGGGACTATTCAAAAGAGGTACAGGCCTTAATTGACAAAGCCGAAACGCAAGAGGAATTGGGTTCAATTTACAAAAATGAATTTCAAACTCTTAGAGATTTAGCGCAGGGTGGAGCACATTTACCTGAATTAACGAAACAATACACAATAATGCAAACTAAGCACAAATACGTAAAGTAATGAAAGTAATCTACATGGAACATACCTTAAACATGATGGCTACCACTGATTTAGCAGCGGTTAAAGCAATCGTAGCATCTGGTAAGGTAAAACAAACAGAAGTTGGAACTTATTTAGTAATTGAAACAAATTCACAAGAACAAATATAATTATTATGGAAAAATTTACTACAGGAATTGGATTAATTTTTGCTGGGATAGCATTATTAGTCGTGGCTGCAATCCTATTTGCATGGCCAGTACAATTATTATGGAATGGATGTTTAATTGGTGCAGTTGACGGAGTTCACCCAATCACATTTTGGCAGGCTCTTGGATTGAATTTCTTATTTTCAATCCTATTCAAAGGTACCTCAGCATCAAGTAAAAAATAATGTTGCACAATATTATTTTATACCTATTATTTGGTACGTCCTATTCATTTGGGATGTACCAGCTTAATAAGTTTTTAAATGAAACAAATCCATATATAGATTTAAAATCATATAATTGGATTGAACTCATCCTATTGGCTATATTTTGGCCATTCTTTCTCCTAGTATTTGTTGTATCATTCATAAAATCTTAACATGCCAGAATTAGCAGAACTTAAACTTACCGCAGCCTATATTAATACCGTATCGGAGGGTCTCTTTTTTAATCGAATTGAAAAGAATCCGGTGCATAAAGGTGTTGAAGTAGTTCCAGAATGTACTACTTTTAAAATTAGAGCAAAGAGTCGAGGAAAAGAATTGATGGTGTATTTAACATCTCCAATTAGTTGTCAAACCCTCAGAATGAACATGGGTATGGCCGGACATTTCCAATTGACACCGACTGGGAAAGAATCAAAGCACGCTCATCTTAAGTTTTATTCAGAATGTGGGCAGACTTTAAGTTTTGTAGATGTTCGTCGATTTGGAAAATGGAAAGTAGAAAGCGAATGGTCAGCGGATAGAGGACCAGACCCTACACAGGACCTTGAAGGATTTGTTAGAAATATAATAGACAATATTGACAAGAAGGAATTTGATAAACCTGTCCACTTGGTAATGATGAACCAGAAGTACTTTAATGGTATTGGAAACTATCTAAGGGCTGAAATACTTTATAGAGTTCCTAAAGCAAATCCATTTCTTCCGGCTCGAGATATTCTTCAACAATACCCTGAAATATTAGCACTTTGTCGAGATGTACCAATGCTTGCTTATGCTATGGGAGGTGGAAGTATTAAAGACTGGAAAAACCCATTTGGAGAGGATGCCGCCCCGGAACATTTCTTTCAATGTTACTCAAATCCAACTATGTCAAATCTAGTTGATGCAAATGGCCGAAGATTTTGGTACGACCAAAAATGGGACCTTGTTGAATTTGATGATAGTACTTGGTGTCACTATAGCGGAATGCCAAGTCCTGAAGCATACGTTACAAAATAAATATTTATATGACTGGAAAAATTGCAATTGTCGGAGCTGCGGCTACCGGAAAGGATTACTTAAGAAAACGAATGATGGACAAAGGGTTTATATATGGAGTTTCATGTACAACCAGAAAACCTAGAGAGGGAGAGATTCATGGCAAAGATTATTACTTTTTGACAACCCATGAATTTGATAGTCTAATTGAAAAAAACCAATTTGCAGAATGGCAAGAATTTAATGGTTGGAAATATGGTTTGACCAAAACTGAATTTGAGCGATGCAGTGTAATGATTCTGAACGCTGAGGCTGTTACAATGCTTGAACCAGCTTATAGAGACAGGTTGTTTGTTATATACTTAGACATCCCGGAAGGGATTCGTAGAGAGCGTCTGGGTGAACGAAACGACAAGAATGACTCAACTGACCGAAGAATTTTAGCAGATAATGAACAATTTAGAAACTTTTTGGATTTTGATTGTAAAATAACTAACGAAAACTTTTAATAATATATAATACCTAAAACAATTCAAATGGCGAAAGCAAAACAAAAATCTACGGCAGAATTAAAAGACCTACGTGCTCAATTAGAAATTGAAGTTAACGAGGCTCAAAAAGAATTAGCAGAAAAGAAATATTCTGTGAATCTTGAAAACATCCAAAACATTAATGCTATCTTAAAGCAAATCGACAGAAATTATGAGTGGAGCATTAAAAATGCTGCCTTTGTAATTAACTTGTATGATACCTTGGCAGACCAAAAGAAACAATTTCAAATCGCAGACAAGGGAGAATCTACAGTTGAACTTAATGGAGTTCAGTTAAATCAATTGTACACTATTATCACGAACATTACCGGAACTGGTATTGAAGGTGCAAAAACATTTACAAGGTTATTAACAAATGTAGGAGCTCAAATCTCAAATGCATTAAACGAAATGGCAGAGGCAAACAAGGTAATCCAAGAGAAACATGTTCAATTGGCTGAACTTGATGTTGCAATCGATAACGCAGAAAAACCAGAGGTTGCTGTAGAAGAAATCACACAATAAAATATGAAACTAGCAAGTAAATCTAAAAAACGTTTAGATTTGCTAGAAGCTATCCAAGACGGCATTACTACTCGTGATGTTTTTGAAACAATTGGCTACAAGAATCAAAGTGAGGATAAAATAATTCAATTTATTTATCCTCACCTTCTTAATCAGTTGACAGAATATGTCATGGAAAAGAAGGGCTT